GCTTTGCCGTCTGGAAGGTGTTAAGCCCTTCGCTATCTACTGCCCAGCCTTGCCCAGCTACATAGTCTTTTTTGCTATTGATAATAGCGTGATGTTTGGCGCTTCTTCGGTACAGGTTTAGTAGGTATTCCGGGTAGCGGTTCTTCCATTCGCCTTCAGTCCCGAACAGGATATACTCCTTGCCTCGTACTTCTTTGAAGTCTGGGACTTTCTGGGCGCCAAAGTTTACTATGCTTAATCTATTCTCCATAAACAACGTATGTACTGTTTCCACCTGAATAGGTAGTTACTGGTGTTGTATCGCCTGTTAGTTTAACTATTCCCTGCTCTAGCATCGTTAGCCCTGTCGGGTCTACGTTACTTGAAGAACTGTTAGCGTAAATGTAGTAGCGCCATTGTCCATCGTTACCCATTTTTACTTCTCCGTTCTCAGGGTTAGCCGTTCCGCTTCCTACCTCTGTAATAGTGAACTGGTTAAACCTGTTCGGGTAACTGCTAGCGTCCTGTGCAATAGCGTAAGCTACCGCCTCTGTCGTGTCGCTCCTAAACTCGAACAGGTAGTAAGTAGCCGTCCCCTTTTCGGTTAAGGTTACGACTACTGTGTTAGCGCTATTTCGTGTTAGGTTTATCAAACTGAAAGAACGCAGTATTCTATGTCGCAGTCTGCCGTGTCTGCTTGGGCGCTAATATTATCAATGTCAACGAAAGCGCTAAACGCCCCTGCGGAGGTGTCAGCGTCCATCTGTCCAGTAGATAGCATAAACGTAGACCCAGCGTCTACCTTAACGTCTGCCGTCTCAGCGCCAGAGTTCTTAAACCGCACCCGGATAAAGTTAGTATTATCTAGGTTCGTAATTCGAATATAGCGAATACTAGCCCGAACAAACTTACCCTGCCCGTTATTAGAGTCTAATTCTATTAGGTCCATTTCGCCAGAACTGGAAACCGTCATAACTCTGCGGTCTACGTCTGCGATATTGCTTATAGTTCGGGTGTGCGTCCCTGAACGGTCTACGCCCCCCAAGTTTATAGATTCTGAAACGGTTATGGTAGCGTCTGCCGCTGTTACTGTCGAAGCCATTAGGTGTCTTTTTTACTAAATAGCAAAAGCTCGAATTTGTGCCAAAGTGCTACCTCAAAAACATACATAAAAACATACAGGCGCATACTTTCTTCTATTACGGAACTTACGTTTGTTCTTACGGAACTTACGTTTGTTCTTACGGAACTTACGGAAAGCCAAAAAAAAGGGCAGCCCGAAAGCCACCCTCTTACAACGTGAAAAAGAAAGAATCTTAGTTAGTGATACTAGCCAACATATCGGCAGTAGTTCCAGAAGAAGGCGTTAGCTTCAACATTGGTGCGGCCTCCATTCCTGAAATGGTAATAGTGTACCCTTGAAGGTCCGCGTAAGCAGTCCCAGAAGCGGCAGTACCCGCTGAAACTTCTAGCCCAGTAGTAACACCTGCTACGAAAAAGTTAGCCTCTTCGTCATTGGTTTCTACAATAGCTACAAGTCTGTTCTGGGCAAGTAGTCTTACCTCATTCCGCATGGACGTAGCCAGCTTAGAAATAACCATAGTTACCTCTGGTGTGTAATAGACAGAACCGTTCTGAACGTTTGAATTAATCGTCTCCACAATGCTGGAAGTTTCCTTTAGCTGCTCGTACTTGTAGAACACGGTAGAAGCAGAACCAAAGGCGGTAATGTCGCCAGCAGAAACAGTAGCGTCTAGTCCTTCGTAGTCTGAAAGGGTCGCCAGTCTAATAGACTTAATTCCACCTATCGCTGATTTGCAGTCTAGGACATGGCCTTGGGTTAATGCACAACTCATTTATTTATTGTTTTAGGTGGTTAAGGGAAGGGCCGAAGCCCCTTCCGTAAATAGGTTTCTTAGATAGCTACCTTACCCATCTGGTCAGGGTAGGCAATTTGTGTACCCATGATGAACTCGCAAGCTACACGGATAGTACGGTTGTCTTTGCTGTACCAGATTTCTAGGTTGCTAGAATCTTCTTCGAGGTCAAGTCCCAAAACAAGGTTAGAAAGGCTGGCGCCATAAACACCGTTAAGCCCTGTTAGTCCGTTAACTCCTACTACCTCAATGTTAGTGCCCGGGAAAATCATTCTCAACGGGTCAAAGTCTGACTGATAGCTGGCAAGCTGTCCGCCTCCGCTAGTCATTCCTGCGCCATTAGAAAGGGCAGAAGCAAATAGTCTAAACTTGTCCAAACCGCAGAAAATCTTAAAGTCGTTCTGAGCCACAGCAGCAGAAGGCGTAAGAGCGTAAACTCTTTGCACAGCCTCTACCATATCTTCCATAGCCAAAGCAGTAAGCGCAGTTCCGTAGGCGGTCGTATTACAGTCAGTAGCCAATGTAGCCGCTGGAATCAAAAGCCCGTCAAACATTGCAAGGTTACCAGAACCTGTTGTAGCGTTACCCTGCCAGATAATCTTTTCGATTTCGTCCTGAATCTTCTCCACCAAGTAGTTAGAAAACTGTTCTTCAAAAGGCATAGAATCTTGGATAGCGCCCGGTGCAAGCTGGCTGCGTAGGTAGAATCCTTCTAGCTTCTTAGGGCAGAACTCCATGTTAATCTTAACGTGCTTCGCATCAATGTTTCTTTGAGTGAAAGTAACGTCCCCTGAACCTGCGAACTCACAGGTAGCGCCATCGGCTACCATGTTAACGTCTACGTCCATTAGGTTTACCGCAGTAGTGCCTTTTACGCCTACTTGCTTGGTCATCATTGCCGCAGTACGTCCACCCGCTAGGGCTTTGGTTAGCAATGGAAAATTTTGTTCTTCAATATACGCCTCTAAGTCGTCAGTGTCAAAAGCCATTTTTTAAGTGTTTTTAAGTGTGTGTTATTTGTTAAGTGCTTTTCTCATCTTCTCCACAAGGTCTTCGCCAGAAGTACCCTTAGAGAATGGGTTAGCCACCTTCTTAGTAGGGGCTTCTTTTGGGGTCGCTGCCATCTTCTCTACGATGTCAGTAACAAGGCTTACCGCCTCTGCAACTTCGTCTACCTTCTTAGCAGACGCGAAAGCTGCCGCGTCAATCTCAGATTTAACCAAGTTTGATACAGCGCCCAGAATGTCTTCTTTGAATTTGTCAGCGTCAAATGCTGGCGCCTCTTCAGTAGTTTCTTCGGCTGCCATCTCTTCTTCCTTCTCTTCCTTCGCCTCTTCTTCTACCTCTTCTGGTGCTGCTTCAGGCTCCATAACCTCTACGATAACCCCGCCTTCGGTTCTTACAATAACACCGCTTTCTAGTTCGTGGGTGCCGTCTGGTACTTCTACTACTTCGCCATCTTCTCCGATAACGGAAAGGTTAGCGCCCACCTCTAGTACTTCATAGCGTACTATGGTGCCGTCTACTAGCTTTGCGTCCTCAAACGCTTCGGCTACTGGTTCTTCGTTAAAAAGTAGTTTCTTAATCTCTGGCAGCTTACCCGCCACCAATTCGGAAATGTTCATAGGTGAAGTCTTTAGCCTTAAATAGCCTTAGACCTCAACCGTGCCACTTAACCAGCTAGGCTTGCGCTAATCTCTTCTATTATCTGGCGGTCTATTGTCATTTCGCGGTCTTCGCTAAACAGCCCTTCAACGGAAAAGCCCTTAAAGTCTCCGTCCTTTACTTGCTGCCAGACGTCATCGTTCTCTACCCTGAACGAACCGAACCAGCTACCTTCTGGAAGTTCAGAAAACCCTTTAGGCGTTGGCTTCATTTCGTCCACTATAAACGACTCAAACATAAACACACCGTCTAAGGCTGTTTCGTGCATTTCGTTTACCGAGTTAGTCCGCCCTTCTTTCATATACTTGTAGACAATCTTTCTAATCGTATCGGAGTCAAAGACTACATAGTACTCCTTTTCGTCTTCGTCCCTTCGGTAGATAGGTAAGCCAGCGACCATAAGCGGACCACTTACTACCCGCTTTTCTTTGTTCGTTACTTCAAAGCGGTAAGTCTTCTTCTTATTAAACGCCATCCATTCGCGTTCTATCGCTGGTGTATCTACTAAGGCTACCGCATCTACGCCTGCCTCTTCGTTATCGTCTATCGTTAAGTAGATAACTGGTAGCTTGTTCTCTTTATCCATCTATTCCGAAGGTTACTTGGTTTTCTATTTGGTTAATGTTATTCTGGTTTCCCGTCATTTCTGTTTCAACTACGAAAGCCTGAATAGGTGCTAACTGGGCAGCCTGTGCGTTTCCTAAGTCTGTCGAATTGGTATTTACTTGGTTAATGCTTGGGGCGCTTGCGGAAGCCATAGCCGCACTAGCTGAAGGTGGCGGAGCCGCTGAAGGTCCGGGCATTGGTGTAGAATTTAAGGTAGTAACTGCCGAAGCTATACCAGCTACCACCGCAGCTACACCCGTAGCCATTGCTACTAAGTTACCCGGGTAGGGTACGCTCTGGGCTTGGGCTATTGCGCCTACTACCGCTTTCGCGGTGTCTATTGCTATCTGTGCTACTGCTATTGTCTTTTGAAGTGCTA